GTTGGGTCGTGCACCTCGCCCCGATTTCCTGGCGCTGAAGTCTGGTCCCGGTGCAGTAGCGGAAAAGGCTAATCACCTTGAACGCTATAACTGCCCGGTCTCAGATAATGTCTTAGCGTTATTTCCGGATAGTGACGAAATATTTAATTTCATCACCCCGGAATGGGCTGAGACACACGCTTCTCGCATGATAGCTGTTCCGAAGACGGCTCTTAAACCACGGCTTATAGCCGCTGAGCCCTCCTGGAACTCCTTTATGCAACAAGCTATCAGCGCCGAGATTTCCAAACGAATCTGTAGATATCCTTTTTTAGATATAAGGAATCAGGATCGGAATGGAAACCTTTGTAAGGACTGTAGTTTGGCAACAATCGACCAGTCACGCGCCTCCGATCGGGTGTCTTTGACGCTCGTTAAGAGGCTGTTTCCAGTCGATTGGCTCGAGTTGTTACTCGGCTGCCGCACAACAGATGTCCAGTGCCTATGTGGGGAAACCCACCATATCCGTAAATTCGCGGGTATGGGCGCGGCGACGACTTTTCCTGTGGAGACTGTAGTCTTCGCAAGTTTAGCTATCGCATCGATTTTACTCGAGCGCCAGGGGCCTGACTACTCGACCCTGCAGGGTAGAGTAGGCTTCTATGGAGACGACGCAGTCGTTCCCATAGAATACGCAAATACCGTTATGGAAGCCTATGAGGCATCCGGGTTTATTGTGAACCATGAAAAGACTTTCTTTTCAGGGGAATTCCGTGAATCCTGCGGGGTTTACTCCTTCCAAGGTGTAAATGTCGCACCAGTGAGACTTTCTCATTGGCTTCCAAAACGCCGATCGGACGTTGATTCCATCGAATCCCGTGTGAGCGCTATAAACGCTCTTGGGTTTTGGTGGGGTGACGTGAGTGTCTTGCAAACACTATCTGGGATCTTAAATGTCCCACGCGTCACTTACAGCGTTGATAGAACACACTCTAAACCGTCTCTCTATCGTGAGAGCGCTGGCTTTGGGTGGGTTAGCGAATATGGCGATTCCTCTAAAAGGGAAATCGCCGTAATTCGCCGCGAGCACTATCGCAGATCCCGTATTACGGGACCTTGCGAGCGTGTTCGACTCTATCTATCGTTACGTGATCTTGAGACCTCAACTGAGGACGAGGTGTTGTTTCCTCGTCCGAGGCTCAGCATAGCGCAACAATACGATCGGAGGCCCTTGTTTTCCCATCTCGAAGTGAGATGATAGTTACAATGGCCTAGTTGGTACTTGAATATCCTTATATTCAAGCAGAACGCATGCAAAGCGTTCAAGAGGGCGACTTTCCTTCAAGGAAAGGTCGAAG